AGAAAAATGACCTGCTACTACAAAGATTTTTAACCTAGATTAGCCGAAATTGGTCAGAAATTTCGTCTCTGATAGGGCAAATTGCGCTTCACAACAGGCTTATAATTGTACGTAGACATCTTAGAATCCGGCACACGCTTTACAGATTTGAGTTTCCGTCCGGTGCAAATTTTACGAGGCTCTCCCTCAGAACCGTACATACGTCCGAAGGCTTCGCTCAAAGCTTTAGCCAATTTTTCAATCGGCTCCAAAGCTTTATTCCACGCTTCCGCTAAGGTTTCACATGCCTTCGATAATTCTTCCATAGACATCATCTCGCCTACCTCCAAACCTTTCCCGTTCTTTTGTCTTTAAGTACAACTCGTCCCTCGATATGGAAATCCGCCAATTCACAAAGTGAAAACAGGGTGTTCAGTAACTGATGAAATCTCACATCGTCCTTGTCCTGTTCCTGCTCCACATTCTTAATCGCATTGTAAGCTGTCGGATCGTTATAACCCTCTGCGTTTTTTCTGTCATCCTTAGCTGTCATCTCTACCTCCCCATCTCATAGAATTGTCCATCCACATTGCAGCATTCATAACAGACAGAACTACATATCCTCCGAAAATAAGAATAGCTGCCAGAATGATAATTCCTAAAATTAAATATCCCATCTACTTGCCCTCCACTTCTTCTAATCTTACACCGCCGTACACCCAAAGATCTTCTTTGAGCTTATCCATATCCAGCTCATCGTTTTGCCACTTCTCATAATATTCGAGAACGTGTTCTGTAAACTCCGGAATCCGCTTTGCATATGACTTCGGCCAATAATGATCCATCAGCACTTCAAGCGGCAGAGTAAGCAGAAGAATCATCGCCTGATTGATAGCGTCATTCGTAGCCTCCTGCTTAACTCTATCCAGTTCGCCAGATATCTTTTCTCGAACCAGGGCATCTAACTGAGCTCTTGTCAGATTGTATGTAGCGGTTTTAGCTTTCTGCTCGCACTTCTGTGCTCTTCTCCTTTCAGCCCGGCCCATACCGCCGCCTCCTTAATCCATAATGCAATTTTCTCTCGATACAAAGAGCAAAATACCGACCATCAAGGCAAATAAAAAGAACGTTGCATCCCTCTCGATCGGGATTGCCAACGCTCCAAGTACAATGAATATGATTCCGTATATCTTGTTCTTAATTAAGTCTCTTCTCAACATTGCTCTTCTCCTCTTTTGACTTTGCGATGCCTGCTGCTACCTCCTCCATTTTTATCATGGTCCCTGCTTCTCTGAATCGTCCGTATGCTCTGGCTGTAGCACAGTGTTCAATGCACTTCATAACCCGATCGATCAATGAGTACAGGCATACATAGCCGATAAGAAACATAATAATAATCTGAATAACTGTAAAATGCATAAATTTAATCCTCCTCCGTTTTCCCAGTAATTAACTCCGAATACGGAAGATCTTCACTCCATTTACAGAAGCTCCGCCATTCGTCCAGTTTATGATCTTTACGGGATTTATAGATGTTCGCCAAAACTTCATAATTTATCATGACGTTACGTGTCTGGTTATAGCTGCTCGGAAGGAGCTGGATCATCTGCCACCAAATATCTTTTTTGCTCGGGCATCCTTTAATCTCGAAATCATCTGCGTTGTAATCGATGTATAATTTTCGATAATCATTTAATGCCTTTATAGTTTCATCCAGTAATGCTTTTGTTCGGATATCGAGATGCTCGCAACTGAAATCATCTGCTGTAAACTCTTTAGCCTCGATTTTGTGCATCGTACTACAGCTGTTAGCAACAGTACCGACTTTATATGTATCGAACTCCTTCCACCAGTATAAAGGTGCTGTAATCCGTACGTACACCGGCAACATCCTCATAAACTTTCTGTGATCAGTACCAGCTTGGGATAAGCGCTGCATGAGTGAGTGATCATTAGGACCGATTTTATACCATTCGCCTAGCAACGTTTCGTCTATTTCACATCCTAAGCATTCGCTATCACTTTTGTTCCATGAATTCATCGGATTTCTCATGCCTTCAATAATAAACTTCATCTGCTCTGGACTTGCCAGAACTACATGCTCTAATTTAATCATTTTCCGTTCTCCTTTCAGAATATCCAGACCCCCGCCAATCTGGATTATTATGCTCCTGAGCCCAGCATAGCCCACCGTTTCTTATCTTCTTACATCAAAATTTTCCATCTCGCTAACCAGCTGTTCTTCTTCGTCTTTATTCTTCATTGTCACCCTCATAAGGAATCTGAATTACATCTCCACCAGGAACCGTAACAGACTGCATAAGCTGACCGGTTTCCTCATCGAAGTAAATGTTGTCCATGGCGTGATCCCACGCTTCGAACTGCTCAGCGATGTTTCTGCCTTTTTCTTTTCGCATGTTGATAAGCTCGTCATGAACCACGCGTCTCCAGGATCTCGCAATTTCCATGCGGCTCTGAGCAAGGATATTGTACAGACCATTCTCGGTCACGAAGTTGACGGAACGTCTCTGACCTGCTACTACTAAAGGTAGTTTCAGCTTCTCATCCTCTTCACACATTTCGAGCATTCTCCACTCATTGCCGCTACTGTAGCCGATAGCATGACTAATATCTTTTGCCTTGAACAACGGAGCATCCAGGTCTCCGTATACATTAAGGCGCTTTCCTCCAAATGAAATGCTTCCAGCAATTTTAATCTCTTTACTCATCTCTGTTTATTCCTTTCTCTCTGTAATTTAACATCCATAGCTTTTTGCAATTCTTCCGGTGTAATATTAAAAATGGACTTAAGAAATTCCAGGCAAATATACGCATCTGCCATTTCTTCCAAAAGTCCAATTCTATTATCATACCCTCGAATCTGCTTACTAACAGCCTGCGTAAGCTCAGCAAACTCTTCCATAGCGATTGTACACTTCAATTTCCACGGCTGACTCTCAACGCTTCTTCTGATGATTCTCCGTCGCTCTTTATCCGACAACTCAATGTTGCTTTTCATGCACTGGATAAATCTATTTCGATCCATCGGCTTCCCCCATCCGAGCTTTCGCAGCTTCTTTACGCTCCTTGTACTCTACTTCATCAATTTCAGCAAAGCCGTTCGGAGCCTCTTTGAAATATCTGTTGATTGCAACCTTTTCCATGGACGGAGTGATTACGTACAGAATGCCGACGGTATCAAAATCACCTTTCGCCGGATCTACAAGGAAATCCTCAGTATAAATCTTAAAAGCTCTGTCGGCCGGCATATACGGCATAGTAATCGGATACAGCTCATCCATAACAGTGTCGATCAGTCCGCTGTGATACTGAGCATCCGGACAGTTGATATTTATGCCGTGATAGCGATCCACGTCTCTGTATTTAACCGAGCCATCAGCATATACATACTTGAATAAGGAAGACATACGTTTGCACTGATAGTTACGCTCCTCGCCCTTCAGCCCGCTCATATCGGAAATATCACTCCATATTTCGTCAGTATCCTCGATTGGAAGAAGCGGCTTGTTGTTGATTAGACGGTTCAGAATAGCCTTAGTCAGACCAATGCTGAAACCGGAATGACCGTCCTCGCACAGAGAACCAAAAGCTTTCAATGCGCTTTCATAACAAGCACAACCATAATCCCACTCTCCGTCTTTTCTGTCCGGCTTCTCGCGATGGCAAGCAATAGCAACCTCATTCTCAGCCCAACGCTCCATGCTTGATTTCTCACGGCAGGAACCGATAGAGCGATTACGGTCATCTATGTACTCGTTTGCAAATATCTTTCTGCAATTTCCGCCAAATGCCTCCACGATTTCCGGAAGATTGTCGTTTACAGCATCGAAGATCAGTCCGTGCTCTTTACACCACTCCACAGCCTCTTTGGTCTGCTCTTCGTTTCTGGATGTCCAGAGAATCAGTTTTTCTCCGTTGGCCTGTCTTTTTTTCAGATGCTCGATAAGCTCCTCGTTGGGCATACCGATCTCCGGCCATTTGTTCTCGCATAAAGTCCCATCAAAATCTACTGCAATAATATTCTGTTTCATTTCTTTTTCTCCTTTTTATTACCATGAATCTCATCCAACCGCGCCAAACAGTGGCTTTGTTCATCGCAAAATATGATTTCATATGGCTGGACTCTTCTTACTCCATCAGCAAACTCGACGATACCAAACACCTGAGCAATTACTCCAGCAGGTGCTCCACCGATTAACGGACTTTCTGGTATTGGAACCGAATATTGCTCCCATGCATGAAAATATCCATGTTTGTCACCGACTTTACAAAGTCTGGTTTCGCGTTTAACCTCAATGTCCATATTTAATACCCGCTTTCTTTATTGAAATACTCATGAATCTGCTTTGAGAATCCCGATAAATTCCACCCGCTCTTCTGCCAGACTTACGAAATATCTTTTTCCCTTATAATCGACGATGTCACCCTCGTACTTATAGTTCTTGTCCGGCTCCGAAGCATACGCCAAGATATTTATTTTTGTTGTTCTGTTCATAGCCCTCCAAATATCAAGCTCCAGGTTGCATGGCCGATTGATCCGCATACTGCAATGTCTGAAGCTTTTTCTTCATATTGTCTAAAATATACTCGACTGTGATTTTCGTTGTCTGCGCCAGTTTTATATACTTAGAATGTTCCTCATACCACTTGAATATCTCGTAGAGATTTCCACTCTGCCAACTGAATGACCACCAATCACAAATCATCTCGATAATGTAATCGTATGGCATTTCTAAAACGGTCTCCAGTTCGCCGTCTTCCATATCATCATGGATAAGAATCCAGTGTTGCCAATGATGCGGATTCCTGTGAATATGAAGCAACCATGCTCGCTGATATCGCTGCACAACTTCATAAGAGCGATTATTTCCATAGAAATATGCATCGTATGCTTCATACTCATCCGGCTCGTTCTTAGACTGATCATGAGCAAATTCTGTATTCCATCCGGCGGTGAGTGTATTTGTCATAAGTCCAGGTAAATTCTCAGAAAGCCAGTCGAACCCTCTTTTCACATTGGATCGATGTCTGGCTAAATATTGATCATACTGAAAGCTCACTTCTGCCCCTCCTTCTTTTTCTTTGTTACCAACTTTTCATAAAGTTCTCTCGCTTCGTCTCCCTGGAAAGCATTGATGATATCAACCGACTGATTCATCCGTTTTCTTCCCACGATCAGAACTCCAGTACCATCTTTGTTTGAGAAATCAACACTAACTAAGATACTATCTACCATTTTCAGCCTCCTTCCAGTAAACAGGTCTCTCTGAATTGGCATTCATCGGTTCCGCCAAACAGTCGTTACACGGATCAAATTTTTCTTCGAGATCCTTATGCTCGCAGGTTTTGCAATAGGTTTTGAAATCAACCTCTTTGTAAACGTTTTCCATATAGCACCTCATTCCCACTTTACATACTTAGTTTCATTAAATGTTTTCTTGTCTTTCAATGCTTTGCTGATAGCTAGGTCAATACCGGACCTGGATTTCAAATGATAATAATACAGATCCGTATATGGCGTATTCATTCGATCTATCCGGCCAGCAGACTGTGCCATGATCTTATACGAATAATTCTGAGAATAGAATATGATCGTATCCGTAGTAATACAATTCCATCCTTCAGCCCCAGCATTGTACTGCACTAAATATACCCATGCATCGCTAGTCGGCACTGGCTGATGTTTATGGCCGTTCCACTCTCCGACTTCATATCCAGAGAATATCTCTTTCAGAAGATCAAGCTCATAATCAAAATTGTAGAATATAATCGCTTTCGGATGCTTCTCCACAATTTCAAGTAAAGCTATTTGTCTGGACTGATCGGCGTTTACAATTTTTCTCCACACATAGCACAGACCAGCGGCATTGATAATCGGTTCTTTTTTAAACGGGTCCCATCTGGTTTTTCCGACATCTTTATATCTTTCGATATTGTACTTAACATAAATATCCTCATGGTGTGAAACCGTCTGGCGCTTAAAATCCATATTCACCAAGATTTTGTTTCGCAATCGAATCAATCTACCAGTATTCAAATATCGGTCAACTTTAGGGAATTTGCTGAAACGACTATAGACTATATGCTCTCTTGTAAATTCGCTTCGATTTTTATAAAATCCGTTAGCAACAAACACGGGTATATAATCCTGCCATGTATCACCAGGCGTTGCCGATAGTAATATCCACTCATTCACCTTAGCGATTTTCAAGAATGCTTTAACCCAGGTTCCAGAGCCTATAACCCGCTGCTCATCAAATATAAAGAAAGCATCTTTGACATCTGCATACTTCTTGATGTTGTTCCAGGAGTCAATCACAACCTTATTGGTATACAGATTTTCTTCCTTATCGGTAGACAACAAGAATGGAGATAGTTCCGCCTCCCATTCAAAGGTATCCCGTTTCCTGGCTGTTGTGATTATGTACAAATCTTTAATACTCACATCATCCATAGGAACATACTCATCCGTACCAAGCTCCCCACCATTTCGAATATAATAGTAAGCCAGCGAGGTTCTGGATTTTCCACTGCCAACACCACCACAAAGTATGCAGCCATTTCGCATTCGCCGTACAGCATCCTCCTGATAGTCCCGTAATTCTACGCCAGCCATCACACACCTTTCGTGACGAATCCATCTTCTACTTCGACTTCATATCCGTCACTGTCCAAATCGGCTTTCGGTCCATATAAGAGCATACAAGTTGTAATCGTTTCATCGCTTTGATTCTCTGAATGATAGAACGCATACATACAGTCCAACACCTTTTTGGTGATAGATAATTTACGGCAATCGTACACAACTTTGCTTACATCAGAAATTCCAATGATTTTAGCAATATTGTCGTATAACTCGCTGATTCCGCACGTACACTGCTCTTTCGGAATAGAATATCTTTTTTTCATTCGTCATCGCCCTTTCCAAACAATTTGTTAAGCTGACCGATTATTCTCCTTGTACTCCATACATCTGAGAAATACATAGGCGTATACCAATATTTTTCAGATGAATCGTCCGTAGACATTGGGTCAGTTATCGAGTTACCTATTTTTATAAATCCAGCCAATCCAAGAAGCGAGATTTGGATATAACACATCAATCCAACAATTTCATCAATGTCCTGTGCAACTACTAAAATATGATTCTGGTAGTTCCTCGGCGGATCGCAATGTTCAAGCTGCTTTCGTATTACATGCACGCCAGCAATCAAAGTTGCTCCGGCACCACAGCACGGATCGTTAATCGAAATATAACCATACTGCTCTATCTTTTCTAAAGCATCAGTCGCTACCACTTCGGCCATAAGTTCGCAAACATGATATGGCGTGAAGAATTGACCAGCTGATCGATTTCCAAGATCCAGCCGCATAAACATTTTTCCGAGAAAATCCTGCTCCTGGTTCTGATCCAGTGCCATAGTTGTGTACGCTGCTAATTCCGGAAATATAGCCTGCTCTTCTTTTGAATACTGATGAATGATTTTCAGATACCGCTTCTCTCTTTGGTCATAGTTTTCCTTGTCCAAAACATTCGAGATTGAACATGCATGAAGTAAAATATAATCTCTCCACACATCCCATGCTCGATGTCTGTATGTAAGTTTCTGAAAAGATTTTAAGAATTTATCCTCCCAGTCAATTTTGGGTTCAGATTTTGTAGTTACTTCCGGTGGTTTCTCGTCCTTCTTTTTCGTTTCACCGAAAGTTGGTTGCCACTTAGGTGGCGGTTCTTTTGCTTTGAATGTTTTAGGTACCGTAGTCTTAATCTGTGGTTTTGACTTCGGCTTTTTCTTATTCCAAAACATAAATTTTCTCCTTTCATAAAGTAAGAGTGCCGGCTTTGACACCGACACCCTCAAAATATGATTTATGCGAACGGCGGCTCCTCTTCATCCGCATATTTCTCAGCAAACACGTCCTCTTCAATCGTGACGTACATGGTCTTCAGATATGCTTTGATACCGGATTTTCCATTCACTTCCCACTTTGACGGACTGATGACCAGATCAACATTTCTGATTTCAGCATAGTCAAGAGAAGATACAGACTCCTCATCCAGCTTTGTTTTAGCTCTTCTGGTAACCATATATACATTCGGCGGAATGTTATCGAACCGAACAGCTACCTGAATATAGTGAAGAGGTTCTTCATCTTCATCTCTCGGCGGAAGGATTCTTACATTCCATCCGTCTTCACCGAGTTTCTGTGCCTGGTCTGCATCCGGGATTACAACGCAGAAGTTACGGTTACCTGCTCTGTTGTACTTTGTCTCTTCTCCTCTGAAATTTCTGAACATAATACGAGCATTCTCAATAATCAGCTCATTTACATTTGCTCTTGCCATGATTAAATTCTCCTTTATTTTTTCTAATTTTCCGGTGGATTCATTGCGTGCTTCATCACAATATCTGAAATATCATAATCAAGGTCGCAATCCATGTGGAAGTTATCGTTGTTGAAATGCGGGCAGTCGAAGCATGTCCGATATTTATCCTCTCCGCAAGGCATTGCCCATGGAACAACGCAATCTACATCAGCGTCATTGGCACCAAGCTCTGGAATATACGGATCGTCTGACACAAACCACTCGAAGTCTCCGTACTGAGAAATAGTTTTTACAGCCTCGTCAACCAGCTTGTCATAGTAGGATCGGTCAATGCCGTCTTCCTTGCCAAGTTCTTTTACCATTTCCGATTCCATCCAGCGATAGCCTTTGGAACCGGTTGCGGCATAGTAACGACCATCTTTTTCTCTCATCAGAAGTCCAGATCCATATCCATCTTTCATCGGACAGAACTGGCCAACCTTTCCGATAAAGTGATAGTCGTGTCCTTTTTCGATCAACGGAGTAAGTCTCTGACATGTGGCCTCAAAAGTGGTGTCGGATAACAGTCCCTTCTTATAGTCACTCTCTGCCTTGCTGAATTCTTTTTCTTCCTTGCTGACATCCGGTAACCCCTCATTCAGATCTAAATATAAAGAGCTGCTCACAGATTTAGTCTCGCACATATCTTCAAATGCGATGTCTTCTCTGCTGAACAGCTTCTTAAATACATATGGAATCTGGAACTGAGTACCCGTTGCCGTCCATTTTCCACCTTTCTTTTTATTGTCGCCAGGGACATAACCATACATCTTCTGGCATTCTTCTGCCGATTTGTACTTTGCGATATATACGGCATCATTGACCAAGCACATACGATCGTACGTAGCCTCGTGTTCAAATGTGTATCCATATCTCTCACCAAAGTCCATAACAAACTGAATAATCTCCGGTGTAGCGTCCGGAATCTTAATAGAGTCCGTTTTAATATGAGCAACCTGGAATCCACGCTTCAGAACCTCATTCTTAAGGTCGATCATGAATAATGCTCCACGTTTCGCCACGATGTTATCGATGTTTCTCGGATCACGGAACGGGTTATCAAAGGATGCAGATGTAAGACCGTATACGGAATTGATAGCCGTCTTCAGTGCATTGGCGAGATCCTTTGATGTCATCTCACCATCGATAACCCTCTGAATATACGGAGTAAGTTTGCCGTCCAGCATGGTATTAACAATATCCCAAGCCTCATGCTTAATGCTTACACGACCCTCAACAATATCACGGAACGCCTTCGTAAATCTCGGCCCAAACAGAACCTCAGCAATAGCGCTATGCGGATGCATCGAAGAAATATCCAGAAGTGCTGCATTTCCATACATTCCTGGAACCCCCTGTGCAAATCCGCCCTCGCCCACTTCTTCCCCACGATATGTAGACTTCCCGTGGTCGAATACATATCCAGGAAAATATGGAAGAATGCTGTGAGATTCGAATGGAACTTCGTCCTTATCGTTGTACTTCCAACCGTAGTGAGGCTCCTCCATCATCTTCGGGCAGGCTTCCTTAAGGAAGTCCATACTCTCTTTATCCAGCGATTCCACCGGCTCTGCCAGATTTCTGTAATGGAACTCTGATTGTGGTTTCCTGTTGTTTCCAAATATAATTCTGGTTGTGAGGGAGTTCGTAGTATCATTAACGGTCATCTCTGCTAAATCTGCCAGAATCTGTCGCGCCGTCCAGTCAGCCTCAAGATAATTAAAGGCCGCCTCAGTAGCAATAACATCGTTATCACAATACTCAGCGACCTTAATCCAAAGCTCTTCCGGAACCGGTTGATCCCATGGAAGACCAAGCTCCTGGTGATGTGTTCCTGCCTTGATGATTCTTATTTTTTCATCGGAGAATCCTTTTTTCTTGAGATCGTCATCGGTGAGGTTTCCCATCTCGATTTCCAATTTCTTAAGACTCTTCTTATTACCAGCTGAAGCGAAATCATACACATCTGTATAGGATACGTTGTACGCCTCTCCAAAGAAACAGTTCGGACTTCCGTTAATGATTTTCTGTGAAAGGTTATAGAGCTGTTCATTTGTATAACCCATCAACCTTGCGTACAGAATATGGTTATCATATCTCCGACAGTTGAAGCCAACCAATCTGAACCGCATCAGCTCCTCGATTTCACTCGGAGACGGGTTAATCATTCTTACAACAGGCTTTCCCTCACCCTCGATTTTCCAGTTTACAAGGAATAAGTTTGGGAAAACCTCAATATCATAGAATACCAGCTTTGCATCATCGTTTTTTACCGCTGTGGACGGATCTGCGGATTTAAACTGCATTTTGTTGACCAACTTAATACAGTAATCTGCCTGATGAGTGCTGTTTGCTGCAAATGCTAATACTGCATTGCGCATGTCTGTGACATCGTACTTCAAATCACTTCCATACGCATCTTCCAGTATCTTGTAGATAAAATCGATACTGGGCTTAGTTCCCGGATGTATCTCTTTGTTAAGATTCCGTTTAATCAGTGTTCTAAGCCCTTTCTCGCTCTTAATCGCTTCAAAATTTACCATTTTTTGTTCTCCTTTCAGCGGTAAACCGGAGCTAATTGTTGCGATAGGCAAATTGTTACACTTTGACAGCATACGCCGTAAAGAGCTTTTGCCTGTGAACACCTTAACTTCAATATGGTCGTCATACACTCTGCTAAGCTGTGTCGGATCGCCGGTATAAATATAATGAAGATGTATACCTTGTCCCGATTTACTAAGCTCAGCATAAGTCGGCGGCCACTTACTTGCTTCTGCTAAATTTTTTTCAAATGACTTATTTCCAGATTCATCCGGAATATCAAAGTCAATTACGATATGGTTCTCCGGAACCTTCACATAATGAAGTTTTTTCGTATCAATTCCAGATAATTTCGTGCGAACAGAATCCCATTTTTTCTGAGGTGTTTCGTTTTCCGAAGCATACTGCGCAGGGCATTCCGAACACACATTATCAAATATAGATTCAGTGCTATCGAATTGGATAAGTGCCGGTTTGACTACTTCTGCCTTTTCCTCTACAGTTTCTTCTTCAAATTTTTCTGTCCTGAACCCGATGTAATAGCTTCTAACACGAGTTCCATCATCCAGATTAAAGCGTTCCTGAAAATCATGAAAATAGTTTTTAAGTTCCTCTTTGAACACCCTCTGCGAGAACGGGAACCCGACCTTGGCATCGTCGCAATAGGTTTTGTACATCTCCCATGCGGCTTTCAAGGTTGTCCCGTTTTCTTTCTTAAACACATGGTACGAATCGATAATGAAGTTATAGAAATCGTTAGATGCTCCAAGCATTGTAATCGGAATATAATCGTCATAACGACCAGGATTGCTCAAATATACCTCCTGGCAATGATAGGCGATAGCTCCCAACTCAAATTCCACCTGCTTCACAATCGTTTTGTACTCTTTTGGATTCAGCTTATTTCCAGATGGCGATACATCGATCAATCTTCGAATCAGACCAGACTTCGCGTCTGTAATCTTGACCGGCTTATTCGTTCCCATAAACAGGAAACATTTAAACCGGTTTGAATATGTAGACTTGAATTTTTCATTCACAGTCATCAGCTCATGAGATACCAAACTGTTCAATCTGGTGTTGTCCTCAATTCTCGATAAATCCCCATCGTGCTGAATGGCAACCAGAGGGTTTGTTTTAAATGCTTCCAATGCAAATGAATTGCTGGAAGATCCAAGTGCTTTTGCGTCAAATACAGAATAGTATCCGTCGAAAAGCTGCTGAATAATGTTAAGAACTGTGGATTTACCTGTTCCAGCAGCTCCGTATAAAACCATAAATTTTTGCAGTTTTTTGGATTCTCCAGATACGATTGACCCTATAGCCCACTCAATTTTTGTCCGCTCTTCTTCTGAATACAAAGTAGACATCAATTTTTCATAGGCAGACAAATCGCCAGCTTCAAGCGGATAATTCAACTTTTTGCTGGCGTAGTCTTTTTTATTAGTTTCTGTATTGGAAAATATAAGTTTGTCATCCAACGTATGAAAGCTATCTCTCATCTGCTTCTGACAATACTTATGCCATGAGTCGATCATACCCGACTCGGCATCCCACATATGCAGGACTTTAATATCGGAGTTAAAACGCTGGCGGTTCTCCTCAGCATATCTATCCAGTTCGCGGTCAATGAGCTGCAAGGCATCTTGCTCGTCCGTAGACCATAAACCACGTTCCTCAATCCAGATAGCATAGAAATCACCACCTCGAATCATTAGATCGGTGCTTTTTTTAATAATGAACTTTGGATAGATTTCTATTACTCCACGTTTCGTTGAACGTGTTGAAATCACCATAAAGTCGATCATCGCATTTTTTACTCTCCTTCCGGACGCTTAAGTTCCTCGATTTCCTTTTCCAGTTTTCTGATTCGCAGTGCCTGGTCTTTCTGCTCGATCTTCATAACAACCAGATTCGCGGTCGTCAAAGCGGCAAAGATTGTAATCTGTTTATTGAAGCTCCGCTGCTTGCTGACCGCTCTTGTGACAACGTCCAATCTTTTCTCCGATGACCGTAAGCTGCTAAAAATATAAGTAAGCATTTCGCCCATTACTTCTTACCTCCTCTTAATCCATTCATGAAGCTTGCAACGGTCTCAAACCGCCAATTCCCTTCATTGTTGAATGTAAATATAAATTCCTGATGGTTCTTCTGACGGATACGAATACTGTTCTTTCCGTTCTGGAACCAGGTTTCTACCTTATCCCCAGCGTACTGAGGAAAATATAACTCGAACCACTTGTATACCTCACTATGGTTCATAACGCCCTCCTATCTGATATTGTCGAGATACCAGTTAGCCTGATACCAAATTTCAATATCTCTCATATCATATCTGCAATGCTCGATTGTGAATAAACCACCCTTGCCATCCTGTCCGTAGTCACGATTCAGGAATCGCCGAATAACATCGATGGCATGAGCCTTGTCGAATTTGGAATCATCCATAGAACCCAATCCAAGGCTCACTATCATATCCCAAAACCACTGGCCCGTCCGATTACCGATGTCCGGATCATCCATGATGTGCTCTTCTAAGCGTATAGCAAGGGCAATAATCATTTCTAAAACACTGCACGGACGATTATCCAAATAACTTGCAATCATACTATCCCGGTATCCCTGCTCGTTTCCGAATCTATATCGAAGATCGATTCCATCGTCATAGCGGTTGCTATCAAGAGCAATCGTGTATGTAAAATCCGTATCATGAAGCAAATATAAAAGCTTACGATACGATAATCCTCGTGAATACTCATCGTCGCATACGAGCTGGTACATCCAGTCAAAATATGCATTGTTCAGCTCATCCCGTGTCATCATACCTCCATCTGATGCGGCATATCTTCAGCTACTTCAGAATAGGTTCTCTGATCAAGGAGAATCTCATAGTCGCATTTTCTTGCGTCATTACGGACAAAGACGGAGTCGTCCTCATACTCTCCAAAATGATTCAAAGAATCAATTCCAACAGCATCTTCCACATCCTCGATTACTTCATCATTTTCATCAGCCAGCACGCCATCTGCATAGTAGGTAAGGCTGATCTGTTCATAGTCTTCATTGTCGCCAAACTGCTCCGGCGGAATCACATACGGACCGGCTTCAAAAACAGGCTTTTCTTCCTCATCTGACCCGAAATCAGAATATCTGGTATATCCTTCTTTTTCTAATCGCCTTGCATACTCTTTAAGATCCGGCTTTTCTTTGTCCGCATCTTTAATGCCTTCAGCAACTGTTTTCTTTACAGACTGGTCTTTCAATTCCTGCTCACGTCTTAAGAAAACCTCTTTTACAGAATCGATTTCCTCCTGAGCGATTGCTTCATATTTATCCTTAAGCAGATACCATGTCACCGCTGATCCGGTCACCGCGCCAATGATAAATGCCAAAGAAAACAGAGATTTGTTACTCATCTTCGTCCTCCTCGTTCTGAATTGTCATAACGGTGAGAGCAAGCCCACCAAAAAGTAAAGAGGCACTCAACAGAATGCCCCCTGTGATATGTCTTTTTCTTTTAGTATCCAATATGTAATCCATCATGGATATAAAATTTCCAATGCCATCCATTAGTAATGCTCCTTTCCGCCCATAAGAACGGCCAGACCACTAACAAAGCAAATACCAGCAAATGCCGAAAATGTTAATCCCATAAAACCTGTCATAGTTCAGGACTCCTTTCTATTCATAGCTTGAAAAATAATGGTTGCCTACTTGAAACATTGGTGTTCCGTATTTTCCATATTCACCCGCTGTGAAGAATATCGTATCCGCATTAGTTCTGGATCGCAGCTCCTCTTCAACTAACTGGCAATATATCATCGTCTACAAAGCCCTTATCAACTCTCCCATTCCACATGGATGAAAACTGATTTGCTTGATATACAACGCCGTACACTGTATCTGGGAAATATACGGAATCAACACGATTTAATATAGTGTCGATCACTAATCGCTTTCCTTCCTCGCATTCACCCTCAGCTTCTGCCATAGTTACAAGAGCAATCAGCTCAATATCTTCCTGTGGCAATAGTGTGTCCTCCACATACTCTTCGATTTCAACTGCCGACACCGTTTCCTCTAAGGGTTGCTCAGAAATAATTACAATAGGATCAATAGGTTCAGCTTTTAAAGTCGGCTGTATTTCGATGTATTCATACCGGTTTACCTGTTCTGCTGAGCAAACAAAGCCTGTACAAATAATCGCAAATACGCAAAGAGCAGGAAGGACCACCATACGAATATAATTTCGCATATGTATCCTCCTCACAAAATTAGATCAGATCCAGAATCGGTCCATCTACATTGAACTCCATCAGAATGGCCTTCTCATAACCGCCATTTTCAGTTTCACGGTTGGTTTCCAGAATACCGAAATCAACAAAGTTATCGCCGTTTTCATTTCCTTCAGGTTTATAAATCCAACCGACAGTCTGGCTCATCTTAGTACGCTTAATGCCAAGCTGATCATATACATCGCTGAGGAATAAATATCCATTAGCCTTGAGCTTGTCGTTTGCCAGATTCTGCTGAGAGCGCAGATACATAAGGTTGTAATCCATATTGGATTCATATGCCTCACAGGACTCATCAAAGAAACGGGCGTAATCGTTCGTAGAAGGTGCGGCTACATCTACGGTAGATTTCACCTTTTTCTCTTTACCGCTGTCCGGATCAGTTACAGTTTCCTCGAATTTCTTTGCCTTGATGTTGTAGCGAAGTTCTTTATCAACCTCCGCACCAAAGCGCTCAACAACTCGATTTCTGTACTCCTTGAAAGTCTTATCCACAGTTGCATAAGCGGCTGCCAACGCTACATTTCTCTTCTTAAGAATATTGTGGGATGCAACGATACTTGCGATAGATAATGTTCCAAGCGCTACGGATGGAGCATAAAGTTTAGCAACTTTTACGCCAGCCTGCACATAGACGATAGCCAGATCTTTTTTTGCGTCGTCCTTAGAATATTCATCTGCCAGTTCCTCGTTCTCAGCGCATTTATGAATAGCATCAATATCCTTCTTGGACTTCTCTAATACGCTATCCAGCTTAGTGGTTGCGTGGCAAGCCATAACGGCACTTGCGACCGTACCAACAACACCAGCCACCACCAAAATCTCCGGGCTATGCTTCTTAAGTTTCACACTTACTTTACCGAAAGTCGTGGAAACGTTCTTCATGATTTCTTCTTTCTTCATATTAGTTATTCTCCTTTTCCATTTTCTCTAAATGATCAATTAAATGCTGCGTGTACCACATGATTTTTTTCAAATCCTGGATGCCATTTTTATTCTTCCAGCGGCACGCATACTTGATAATATTACCTGTATCGGTTGCTTCGATGCCTTTTAAATCGAAAGTGAATGCCTCAATAACATCAATCACTTCCAAACCTGTTTCTGACTGATAATGGCTCGGATGAGACACCATTTTGTCGTCTGATTCGTACATAAATATCCCTCCTAGTTCAACGGTAATGCCTTCGGAAGTTTGATCATGTATCCATCTCTTACGCGAATTATAGATGCGTTCCGAATATCGGTCCAACCGTACTTATTGTCTGTATAGTTGCCAGATACACCAACCAGATCGTAGAAATCAGCAACGCTGACTAACTGGTATGTAGCGATAAGCTCGTCCATTCTTTCCAGAACGTCTTCGGCTTCGCCACGAGATTCCAGAATAATATCGTCATAATCGTATCCGGTTCGTGTTCTGGTTGTATGTCCAGAATCTCTTCGATCCCGATCATCATAATACTTACGATATGAAACCTTGGACGATGCGGACGATCTTCCTCCTCTCGAGCTTCCACTAACACCAAGAAATGCTCTAACAGCATCCAAGATAATATCCTTTACCGCCGGAACCACAATGTCCTCGAAAATATAACTTTTTACGTCATCTACATCTTCCGGAACAAACACGTTCGTAATCTTCTGAAGACCATTCTTTTTCTTCGATTTGACAGAACCGCTGACAACCTTTTCGACTCTTTTCTCTGGAATATCATCATTCTGGTTCTGTCGTGATTTATGGGAATTGGATTTGTATTCCTCCATCTCTAAATCTCCTTTCAATTAACCGTTACCACTTTTCCAGGGAGGGTTATCCTCGTACTTGGAATACGGTTTGTTTTCTTTTTAAACTGATAAGCTAGATTACTCCTGGCTTTCTTTTCGGATGCCGCGTATGTAGAACCCTGCCATCTATTCGCAACGCAGGTGTCAAACTCCATAACCGGTCCGTCATACATATACTGATTCATAGGACACCTCCCTTAAAAAGCAAAAGGGAAAGCACCCTGTTATAGGTACTCTCCCTCTGTCTGAATCATCGATTCAATTCTTATTCAGAATCTTCTTCGGTCTCTTCATCGAGATCCATAAACTCTCCGTCGACGATATCGTCCTTCGGCTGAGTTACAACCGTTTTACGATTCTCACGCCAGTTCTTGAATTTTGCTGCTGCCGGAACGACTACGAATTTGTAGGTTAATGCACCTGCGATCATAGCCAATCCGATAGTTGTCGCTTTCTTCATACCGCCGTTAGAAGCCGCTTTCACGATCTCCTCAGTAGTTGTTTCGATAACCTCTTCGTTGTTGTTCATGATTTCGTTGTTCTCCATAATATGTTCTCCTTTCAGATTTGAAATATGTGGTTCTTCCATAATAGTGTTTGTAAATTCTGCGAACCTTACATTAAGCCACGGAAGTCATATCTCGGACCATAGCCATAGTCAATTACCAGACAAGGCGTTCCATCCGTAGCAAGCTGAGAACTAAATCTCAGATCGATATACCCATTATCAATATTCCAGCCAAGATCATCACCAAGCTTAATAGGCTCTAATCCGACCTCATAATAGAAATCATTAAGCGAAATATACATTTCATCTCGCATTTGACGATTTAATTCATTCTCAGCTTTTTTCAATTTGTCGATGTTCGACTTGAAATATCTTCCGGACACAGCATCAAAACATAAAGTATCGCCTTTTGCTGTGACGATGACCTCCTTATTTTCAACAGGATTTTTCTCAAGGCGTTCCTTAGCAACAGCATCTCTCACAGTCTGCTCTTTCTTCTCACCGATTGTCTCTACCACCTTTTTCTGGTAATCTCTCAATGTCGATTCGGAAATGGTATACGCTGCTGTCAGTGCCGCATTTCTTCTGGCATTAACAGAACTTGCCCCGATAAGACACGCTACTGAGACTGTTCCAGTAACTGCCGCAGGAATATAACATTTCCAAGCAGTTTTAACGACATCCATCGGCTCCAGTTTGTCTGCTTGCTGACGCTGCTTTTCCTCATCTAATAATTGGATTGCTTTCGGTGTCGCCCGTACTGCCATTACGGTAGTTGTAACCATCCCAGCAATTCCAATTCCAGTGAGGATTTCGGGACTATGCTTTACTGTAGCTGTTTTTACACTTCTACAGATTTTTGTTAAATTTGGTTTCTGCATTTCAGTCTATCCTCCATAAAATATAAACGGGGCACAAGGCCCCGCGATTTATCTAACCAACCAGAACTCCGGACGAACTCCAAGAGAGCCCGAAGCGTTGCTGTAGTCCGTACTGCCAAAGCCGTACACACGGGCAAAGGAAGCCGAAGAAAAATTCCTCTTTGTAGCATTTCTGAGCCATCCCCACTCGCAATCATTCTGGTAATAAGCAACGCGGTTTCGTCTCTGTTTCATAAGAGGAAGCTGTTCATCTCCGTCCGCTTCGATATGGTTTCGATCCCATTCGTCATCCCAGCCACAAATCTCTCCGAGAGTCGGGATTGACAAATCGGTCATTCTCTGTTTAAAAACCGCAGGGAACATATTGTACAGTTCGGTATCAATCCACTTTTTCAGATCAGACTGAGAATATCCGCCAGCATTACCACCATCTTCATTCATCGGGCGTTTGGCAACATAATCGTCGAAAATGAATAACACCTTATCGTTCGTAACTTTCTGAACAGTTGCTGTAAAGTTTCCGAGCTTTCCTAAAGGAACCATCATTTTATCGCCGACTTTAATATCTGCCGGAAGGATAGAATACGGATTATGTACCGTATCTCTAAATAAATTCAGGGTCGCCTCAACATCAGCTCTGCAATAGCGAACTGTATCGCTAATATCAAATGTCGGAAATAACGGTCCCAAATCGATCGCATAACCACCCTCTGATTTTCCTTTTTCATCAAGATCGATGTACTTTCTATACA